AGCATTATGGTATGCCTCAATGTCCGCCTGTGATCCTCTATAGTATTTCATAGCGTCCTCAAGGAGTGGGTGGGGTTGATTTGTATGGGTGACTCAAGGCCAGGTATGCCAGTAATCCCCACTTCCAGGCCAGGTAGCCTTCAATTTTCTGGCGAATAGCTGTAGATACTGGACCGGCTATCATTATAATCTCACATAGCAGTCCATCGAAACATTGAGTTGGTGGGCCTGCGTCTATCCTACCTATGTAGCTCCATTTTGAAAGGCCATTGTCAGTGACCAGAGTAGTCTGCGCACTGCCGTTGATGTTGGCATGTACATGATTGTCTGAATCTCTCTCAATACCGACCTGGAACGGGTTATTAGACGGAGTCCATGGAGTAGTGTCGTCAGCTCCGCCATTCGTGATGCGGACAAACAGATCGTCATTAAAGTCAACGAGAATCTTGTTGCCTTTCCCTACCATGCCGAGGATTGCTCCTTTTGAATCGTCTGTGTCCTGCTTTCCAACTGCGAATATTGCAAATGGTGTGTCTGGATTGAAATTTCTATTGTCCATCGTCATCCATTTAGCCGCACTATCGAAATCCAGAGCGTTCAATCCACCAACTGTTCGTGTACCAGTTATTGGTTGAGCTGATCCAGTCGTCTGTGTCGCGTTGTCGTTATCCAATCCTTTATCCTGCCAGGTGCTGGCCAGGTTCGCACTGCTTATGATTGTAGAGGTGTCAGAGGCATCGTACAATCGTCGTGGAGAGGCGTCAAGGGCAACGAAATGATGCAGAGCATTGCTGTCTGTAACGGCATCGTCAAAGCCAGCTTTGATTGCCGTAACCTCGCAGTATATCGAAGTGCCCTCTTCATCGCTGGTTACGTCGTAGGTCTGGGACGTCGCCCCTGCGATGGGACTACCGCCGCTGTACCATTGATAAGTAAAACTGTCAGGTGTAACGTTATATGTGCCGTTGGTGGTGCTCAGGGTTTGGCCAGTGTACGTTACACCGGATATAACAGGAGCGACAGTATTGACAATATCAGGAACAACAGGTATAAGACCATCTCTTAAAATGCCCCTGACAATCAAACCATCAGTTACTCTATTCTGTATTATTCCGCTTGGCATTATTCTTTCTCAATCGGGTATTTAGATTTTATGGCCATACATTTCGCCGCGAGGCTTTTCAATTCAGCTGGCAAGCCTATTTCCGTTTCGGTAAAAGCCCATTTCATAATTGCGTCGAGTTGGTCGCCTATTGCTGGGTATTCATTGCGACGCTTACGGCGTTGTTCGTCCTTTTGATTTTCGGCGTTGAGTTGGTCAAACTCAGCTTTTTCGATTTCTGTTAAATGGTTGTTGTCAGCTTTAAACTTTTTCAATTTCTCTGCTGTCCCGTCAAACTCGACTGGGGTTTCTTCAAACTTAAAATACCTTTTCATCATGCCACCTTATAAATTGCAATTCTGCCGTAAACTTCAACTTCGCCCGAGGTTACGGGAAAACCTAGCCCGTTTGTTGCTATTGTTTGAGCGGTGTAATGTTGCAACTCGTAAACCTTTGGGCCGCCAGAAACTACAAGAGAGCCGCTAAGCATTGAACGCGATTGATCAACCTCGACTTGGTTTTGCCCGACTGTTTCCGAGGTTCCGACTATTTCTGTTACTGAGTCAGTTATGTTCCTGAGCCTTATTTTGTGTTGATTGTTTACCGCGCCGAAAAGGTGCCGCGCGGGTCCGTCTGCTAAAACCCAATAAGTACCATTTGGAAGGGTTACTTGATTGGAGCTAAGGCTTGCGCTTGTAATATTGGAGACAACCTGAGTATTTAATACGCGAGTATTCCAAGTCGCTGCCGTCGAGCCCCCGCCGCCAGTTCCGCTTGGCTGCTGGTCTTCGACATAGTAAAGGTTATTGTAATTCAACGCGCCGTAAGTCGCATTGTTTATAATATCAAGAATCGCCGTATAAACTTGCGTCCTGTCGGTTTTATCCAAAGCTGGGCTTGTTGGAGAGCTATCAATAATGTTTGCTAATTCTTCTTGAACTGCGTTCAGCCAATCGGCTGGCAGGACGGTTACACCGTCAGAAAAAAAGCTGTTAGGATTTGGTCCAACAGGGCCAGGCGTTGGTATAGGGCTGACTGAGGTTCCGTTGTCAATTCTAAACATTTAAAATACCTCTAGTTTTGTATGGGCTGGTTTAAAAAATTGGGCGTAAGCCTCAAAAAGGCTTTGTTTGCTGTCAGGGTCTGCTGTTACTGTTATCGACCAATTAAGGGCTGAAACGCCAGTCGAGACTGTAACGGTCATATTAAAAACTGTGGCCAGATTAATATAAAACTGGGCGTTGTTTCCTTCGGTCGAAGTGTTGAGCATTGCAAGGATTATATCGCGTCGCTCGTCATCGTTTGCAGGCGTTGGCGTTGTTGTTGTCGTAACGCCTAAAGGATCGCCAGCCGTGTTTACGCCAGCAATAAAAAAAACAATGTCAAAAATGCTTTTGGGTAAATCAAGTACGCGCTCCCAATCGTCTAAATAGTTGCCATCTGAATCCGGAAAAACGTCGTCAAACTCCGCGCTTGCATCGTCGTCAATATCTTTTGCCGAGAAAGCAATATTTTGAACGAGGTCGTTTATATTAGCGTCGGCTTCAATGCCTGGCCAAATCCTGCCCTTTGGCAAAAACTGGTGACACGCTCTATAAAATTCTTCTTGTGTTGGCATTGTATTTAATCTCTAAGTAAACGCTACAGTTCCTAATGTGTGCAATGATCCTGCGCCAGCAGCAACGCCTGAGCTCGGTGTATTGATTGTCCACGACGTAAGTCCAGGGACGGCGGCCATAGCTTCTTGAAACTTGTTAAGTGCAATAGTTCCGCCGACTTCGCCCGCCTCGATTATTGCGTTCAGGAGGCCTTCTTCTACTGCCGCTTGAGTCGTGGCATTATCCGGAGTGATTGACACATCAAAATTTACAGCGCTTGCTGTAGGAGCGATTACGGTGACCTTTGCGCCAGCTGGCTTTATTGTGTCCTGGTCAATGTAATCTTGAACTGTCGTAACGTCGCCAGCCGCCGGGATACCGTCTGAATATGTGTTGTCCATTGCAAAGTAGACGATTATTTCTCCTAACGTCGCACTGTCGCCAAAAGTCGAAGCGTTTTCCCAGTTACGAACAAATGTCCTGGTAACGTCTGTAGCCTCTTTCGCCCACTGGTCGTAATCATATAAAGCTCCGCTACGTGGTGGCTCCGCAAGCCTGTTAAGAACAGCAGATCTTAAAGAGTCGTCCGTTTGCCTTGCCCTGCCTCCTGTCGTTCCTGGGGCGTCTACTGTTGCGTCGTCGTCTACTCCGCTCCAAGATTGTGTAAAGCTTACAACCGTCGAAGTCGGCAAGTTTCCATCTGTTCCGTATTCGACTGCTTCAACGTTTGCTGTCTGCGGGCTTGATACCGTAAAATCAAGCGCTTGCGTTAATTTAATCCGCGTACCGCCAACAGTCTGAAGCTCAGAGCCAATAGGGACAACTGTACCGAGGGACGAAGCCGTCGCTGTAATGCTACCGGTTGACTTTGCGGCCGCCGTTCGGCTGATCCCGAAAATGTTCGCCCAACGCTCTAAGCTCTCTGCTGTCGCTACGTCTGGGAACACCTGCTTTAATATCCAATCGAGGTAATCGTAAAGTCCGCTTTGACTGCCAGCCATAACTGAAACAAGGCCGAGGGCTAAACTATTTGAAAGTGTCGGGTCGAGCGACGGGAAGCGGGCCAAAAGGTCGGCCTCTATTGCGTCGTAAATTTGTTGCTGAGTTGGTCTTGTATATGACATATTAACCTCGTGTAAAGCCTACATTTAAACTAAGTTCATTCCAAGCAAAGTCAAATGTTGCGAGCAATTGCGTGTCGTTTTGGCGTGTTACTGTAACTGTTAAAATTAAGCGCTCCCCTTCAAATATTGCCGAAGACTCAACTGACAGGGCAACCCCATCGTCAATCAGCCATTGTAAAGATTGCCTGGCGTAATCCTCAAACCGGCTCAACGTTTCCTGATTCTTGTTTTCTCGATACAACAACCAAAACCCGGATCCGTATTGAATGCCTTCGCGGTAGGTGTCAATCCAAACACCCTCGTTTAGTTCTGGCTTGGAATTTCCCCGTGAGAATGTATTTAGCTCGTCATCAGTCGCCCTGCGATTACTAAAAAGCGAAATTAAGACAGCCGTTTCGAGGTCGTTTCCTGTCTTAAAATCGCCGTTCTCAATTTCTATGTCTGCCGTATTTTTAAATGGCTGTATTGTAAAACTGAAGTCGCTCATAATTACATAGTTCCGCTTGGGCCTGTTGTTGAACCTCCCACGCTGTCAGTGTGAGAGTGGCTGTTAAAAATTGTTCTCATTAGGGCCATAGTTGGCGCCGGGGTTCCGCTGTTGTCGGTTACGTCGCCGCTTGCGTCGAGGTCGCCAGATTCTATAACGCAATTCCCGCCCTTAATAACAAAGTCGCCGCCGTCGACTTCTATAGATCCGTCAGTTTTGAGGTGTATCGTTGCGCCGTGATTGTTAAAGATAGCTGTCTCTCCGTCTGCAACATCAGGAGCCTCTGCGTCATCTTCAAGCACAATGAGGAACCCCCCGGACTTCTGTCCGCCTCTGGATAGCAAAACGCCCTTACTGTTGACTGGAGGGCGCGTCTTCATGCCGAAGGGTTGCGCGTATGGAACATTGCTCATAACTTCGCCGTCTAAGAGGGTAACTTTCCAGCTTCCAGACTGAAACGCCGTAACCTTGCAAATGTTTATTAGATTCTTTATTCTGCTTAAAATGCTCATGCCAAATAACTCGCGTCTATCGCGTCGCCTCCGTATTTTTCAGGAGAGACTAAAATGTATTTTGCGCTTGCAGTGTCTCCCTCAAATTCAAGGCTAACTGTTTCCACAATCATTTCCGCGTTTATGCCTATCGTATCTGACTCAAAAGAGATTAGACTACCAGCTGGGATATAGTCAAGCGTTGTTAACTCACATTCAACCTTGCACGCCGCGCCATTTGCAAATCCTGCAATTCTTCTTGCAGCAAGTTGGCAGTCTGATTGATTGACTTCGTCAGCGAGAAACGCACGCCTTAGCCTAGTTGTAGTCGACGATCCGTTTGCAGACGCTGAAAATCCAGGCGTTAAATAATTTTGACCAATTGCCTCCACCCTTGAAAATCGCTTGTTGCCGCCAAACACGCCGACCGCCTCTTTAATGTTGACCCCTTCGGATATCGCAAGCTCTGAGGTCGTAAAGCCGCCAGGATCGCTTACAACAATATTGCCGTCGGCGTCGCTGGTAATAATCATTCCGTAGTTAGTGAGAAGCCTTACGATTGCATCAGCAGCCAACTCGTCACGCGCAATAACAAACTGATCTATGGTTGCCCCGCTGTCTCCGCTTGCGGTTATTCCGTAATCTCCAGCAATCGCCTGAATAATACTGAGCACAGACTGATTAAGAAAGCTGGTTGTAATGGCTTGGCAGTCGACGAGGTCGCGCGTTTTGTCTCTGCCTGTCAATGTTAAATTGCCGTTAACTGAAATTCTTACTTCATCAAGGTATCCCGTAATTATCTGGTCACCCTCAAGGTCTACAATGCATTCATCATCTGCTCGGATTGGCACGTCTTCACCAAATGCTGCAAATCCTGAGAGCTCGAAAGAGTCTGCAAGAGTAAGCAGAGAAGAAACAACTCGGCCGGACTTCCATCCGGAAAGCCTGTTTTCCCCAATTGTTATTGCTATGTTGCTCATTATCTACTTAATACCTCAATTTCTCCTGAAGCAAAAAGGCTCCGCTTAATGTCGTTGCGTGTTAGTATCTCAACTGCTCGGTCTGCGTCGCCGTACTTCTGAAATGCGTAATACATGGCCGGGGTGTCAATCTTTAGCTTTCGCTCTTCAAGTACAGGCAATGCGGCTGAACGTTGAACAAGGTCATTAAAGACGGCGGCGTTAAGTTTGACTAAATCGCGATACGTTTCAGCATATCCTCCAGCCTCGCCTATTGTAGATTGCAGGGAGCGAACTGCATCGGTAAAGTCTTCGCGCAATTGCTGAACGTCATCGACTACAGCAAAATCAAGCTGAGACAATAACAGGGCGATATTTGAAAGGCATGCATTTTGGATAAAAATAAGCCCGGCGTATCTGTTTTTGGTTCGCGCCAGAGCAAGGGGCCCAGCGCCAGTAACTACTTGAATTTTTCCCGCATAAGTTGAGGCAATGCCAAAAAGGGCCGAAACGCCAGACTCAGCCGTAGAAAATGCGTTTCCTATACCCTCTAAAAAATCGTTGTAGGCGTTGGCTTGGGCTACCGGGTCTGCTGCTAAAGATTCTCGCTCGTCATTTATTTCGTTGAGCTTTGCGATAGCATCCTCATAAGTTTCGTCATCTTTCACAGTTCCAGATTTGAGCCAGGCAAGACAAGATTCGTAAAAGTCGACGACGTTTTCAACGACCTTATCAAATACAGACTCAACGCCAGAAACAACGCTGTTATCTCCAAAGTCTGCCGTTCCAGATTCTTTAGACGCCGCTGCAGCAGCCTTTACTTTGCCCTTTGTGTTGTTTGCCTTATTCGGTGCTGTAAGTTCCCCCTGTATAACAAAAGTGATTGTACAGGACTCAATCCCGCCGCGCTGGTCGGTGAAACGCATTGTGCCTTTTTCTGCGAGCGCGTTGGTATAAACGTTATAAGTAGGGAGAATTAGTTTCCCTGCGCCGCCAGCTTCAACTGCTGCCATAAAGTTGTCCCTGGTGACGTTGTACTCGTCGCCGTCAAACTCGACGGCTACGACAATCTTTTTTGGCAGTAATCCGTTATCCTCAAAACCTGGTCGCTTCGTGACTTTTTCTTTTTGGTTATCGTTTTTCTTTGTTGCAAAAGAAAATAGCCCGCCCTGAGATTTATCTTGTAACTTGCGCCCGAACTCAGTTTCTGCCGACTTGCAATTAAACGGAATACCCTTAAAGCTCGGTTGCCTCTGAACTAACTCTTGCCAAGTTGCCATTACATAGCCCCCTCTGGTATCATCATACCAGTTTCAATGTTTGTCCTGAGGTTTTTGTCTGAATTCACTTTTTCGACCTTAGCAGGGCCGTCAACCTTCAGATTTACATCAAGGCTTTGTCGAGTGACTACTTTTTGTGCCTCAAGAGAAGCGGCTGATTTTGCCGCGCTTCCTGCGGTGGATTTAGCCTCTTTTGGCTTATCATCGCCAAAGCCGAGGAAATTTGCGACCGCTCCGACTGCTTCACTGAATGGGTCGAGCAGTTTTTTGCCCTTGTTTACAAAATTCTTTAGAGACTCTAAAGCCGCGTCAAAATTACCAGTAAAAACATTTCCTAAAGTTTTACCAATTTCGACAAGCATAGAGATTAAA